TAAGAGTTACAAGGTTATGTTCCTCTTCTGTCAATGTAACGGTGGAAGCATACTTCTTACATAACAAAATAAAATCATCCAAAGAAATAGATGGGTTTACAACAAGTTCATCCATAATGAAACCCATAGCAATCTTACGAGGGATATAGTGGTCCTTAACCTTTTTACCCTTACCATACTTTACACCATTAGATGACAAACCTGTTTCCCAAAACTTTGTGTTTGTCATATCAAACAATGGGTTTCGGTTTCGTGAAAGAAACATATCATAAAGTTTCGCATTACCCTTAACCTCAAGATAACGTGGGACAAGACACAAGAAATCCTTTAATGTTTCTTCGACTCTAACTCTTTGTTCAGTGGATAATTTCATACCACAAAGATAAACAAAAAGGGGGTAGGGGGAATCGGAACGACGAAAAAAATTATTTTTTATTTTACACAAACACAACATCCCATACAGAAGTGGGACGGTCATCTTTATCTTTAGGAAATAATGATTTAAACATAGTTTCAATACTATCCTCAATATCCTCACCTTCGTCATATGCATGATAACTTATTCCACCTGTATCTACCAAAATTTCATATAAAGGATATACCCTATCACCCTGAGTAAAAGTTGTTACATTTATCTTAACATCACCATTAAACCATTCGTATTTAGATAATAGTTTCTCAACATAGTTCTTTAAAAAATTAATTTTCCTAAGTTGTGAATTCTGAGACTCGGTAATAATATATTTCATATATCAATAAATATATCAAATAAAAAAAGGGGGTAGGGGGGATTACAAACCCGAAGGGAAAAATTTTTTATCCGTTACCAAATCTAGATTTATATTTCTTTTCAATATTTTTAAAATCAACGCCATTTTTTTCGGCCCAATCAGATATTAAAGGAATGGATACGTGACTAGGAATTCCAATACGTGCAAAATCGTTAATAACATCTTCAAAACTTTTATTAGATACATCCATATTATCCAATCTAGTTTCAACGGTCTTCTGAAACTTTGACCCCTTCATCTTATGAGGTACCGATTTGCCCTGAATGGGAACTTTTCTTAATAGACTAAGTCCAACCAAGGCCGCGCTAATTATTCCAAACATCAAAACCCCCGATTCATCAGGAACTTCTCTATTCATTTGACCAATTCCCGCAGCTGCGGTTAATGGTAAAGCCGCCATAGATATTTGACCGATTAATTCTTTTAGTTTATTAATCCTTTCAATATCAGATGAGTCTTTAACTCTAAAAGATATTTCAGATAACTCACCTTGGGAATCTTCATTCTCAATAACATCTTGTGTAATGTCCTTGAACTCCTCGGGACCAAGTTCATTATACATCTTTCCAAGGAATATTAAATCTTCCTTTGATATACTTTGAATGATTTCGTTTTTTACATTGTCAATCATTTCAGATTCCATATTTTCAGAAATGACCCTTTTAACTATACTAGTTAGTTGTGACTCGGTTAATCTAATAATTTTTCCCATATAGATAAATATAGTAAAAATAAAAAACCCCTCATATTGGAGGGGGTTAATTATTGTTCCATATAATTTGAGTAACCCTTTTTGATTTTCTTCACAAATTCAGGTTCACTTATAATTGAAAAGAATTCCTCCACATCTTTCATTTCACCAAATAGGTCTTCATATAAACCCAAAGTGGACCACTCAATCTCTGACTTATAGTCATTGAAATTCACAGCTGGATATTCATCAGGAGTTTTTTCAGAAATTGCCATATCAATAAACTTATTAATCATAAATTTTTTTCTTTCGTAGGTAAGTTTATTCTCCACGATTTTAATAAGTTGGGACTCTGTTAGTCTTATAATCTTTTTCATATATGATAAATATATAAAAAATAAAAAACCCCTCTGATTGGAGGGGTTATAAAATACCATATATAATTTTTACATATCATCATCTTCTTCCTCTTCATCAGAGAATGCATAATTGAGTTCGTCAAGAATTGCACTAACAGGTAATGATTTACCCTTAGCATTTACAAACTTACCATCCTCAAATGAACTCAACTTTGGAGTGTCTCCCATAGTGTCAGGTAGAACATACTTATTCCAAAACTTTTTAATATCACTTGGAGTTGCCTCAGCCCCAAGTTCACCTCTCAATGCTCTAAATCTCTTTGGGATTTTTATCATATTATCTTTTTCCTCTTTCTCCTCGTTAATTACTCTTTTAATGATTCTCATTAAATCCGACTCTGTTAATTTTACAATCTTTTTCATAGTATATTATTTTAGTTATAAATATATAAATTTTCCAAAAATTTTATTTTGAGTTCCCACAAATTTTTATATATAGGGGGTCATGTTCTACAAATTTTTTCTGGAAAATTTTATCGACGGTATTATCCCCCCTATTAGACCCAAAAAACCCCTATATAAGGGGGGATACGGGAGGGGGGAGGGGGTACCCATACCGTATAGGGGGGTATATGGGGGGTCTGATTATTATATTAGGGGGAGTGGGTGTAATATAATAAAGAAGGGGAACTATTGTCCCCCCTCTATTGTGTCTGACTCCATAATGAAGTCCTCATCCTCGGTTGGTCCACTTAGCGTGTCCGAGGGGGAAGAACAAGAGCTTCCGCATTGTTCACATTTACAATTACAGTTGTATGTATTATGTGTTGTTGTGTTTGTGCATCCGATTAATAAAAGGGATGCAAAGAGTGTTAATAAAATGTTTCTCATATTATATAAATACATTTGGTGGTTAATTTTATTCGCCATATCTTTGTGTTGGTGCTTTATTGTTTGGGGGAAATATATAAGCAGGGTGGAGTATACTCGGTCCCGCATGTAACGTTACAATAGTACAAAGGTCGGGCAAAAAAAGTTAGTATCCAATTTTTTTATTTGAAATGTTTGCCGTATATTTGTTGAATGTTCAAATTTATAACAACCCTTTTACACAAAGACCTTCACCCTTTAAATGAGGCGGCAGTTCGAATCACAAAGAACAAGTGGTTTGATTTTGCCCGTGGTATTCAAACATACCCAAGTGGCAAGTTTAAAGTTACAAGAATGAGAATGGTTGATGGGGAGAATGTTGTTGATGTTGAGGTAAAGATTACAAGCAAAGATAAATCCCCAAATAGAGTTGATGAATCAATTCAGTTCTTTATTCCAAAGAGTGAGTTGATTGAAAGACTCCACTTGATTGGGATTAAAAACTATAAGCTCGGAACAGTTAAAATGAAATGGCTATGAGTTCCCTAATTTTAATATTCTCCGTAGCATTTGTCTTTAAGGTCCTTGGTGTTGCAAAGCAAGGAATCATTAAGGGCATATGGGAATCCATCGAAATGGTTGGAAGAATCATTGGGTGGATTGTTGGAATATTATTGCTTATCATATGTGCAGTTATTGGAATATTCCTTATCTTTGGTATTGTTCGAGGAACCCTTATTCTTATTACACTTTCAATTTTAATCTATTACATATATGGTCACATTAAAAACAGATTTACAAAGCTTATCCAAAAAAGAGATTAAGGTTCTCAATGAATCCCTCGTTGAGGCTTGTGCCAAATATATGGGTAAGAAAAAGGGAGTGAAGGTGAGAATGATTGGTCGTGGTAATAGGTACTACGGTCAGTATGACTATGATAAAAATGTAATTAAGATTTGGAAGAAGTCATGTACTAGCATACATGGTTATGTTAGAACCTTTGTTCATGAGTATGCTCACGCAAAACAAAGAGGTCTTGCTAAGAACTATACAGTTTACCACTTTAAGTATGGTTATTGGGACAACCCCTACGAAGTTGATGCTCGTAAGAAAGAAGGAGAGTATCGTTCTGTGATTTGGAAAGAGGTGAAGAAACTATACAAACAAAAACTTGACATCTAAGTTGTGGGACTCTCCTGTTAATGTGAATACTTTGTAGAGTCCTTCTATATCTGAAAGGAATTTATCAAACCTTTCTTCCCCAAGTAATGAGTATATTCTAAGGAGTCCCATAATCTTACTCTCAGTTTCCTCGAACTCATTATCTTTTGTGGAGAAGAATACATATAGGGTTTGGTCCTTTTCTTTTACCTCTACCTTTTTTGCAGATGGAATATGTTTCTTAACCACCTTGAAAAATTCCTGTTCTATTCTTGTCATATCAGTGTTTGTATATAACTATCGATTACTGTGATTGGGGCCTTACTTGTCTCGTACTTATTAAGTTCCTCTTGTATGGAGGAGAAATCATAAGAGGTAAGTATCTTAACATCCCCTTGGAGTTTACTCTTAAACTTTGTATACTCCATCTTTCCCACCTTTTTATTGTCCCTGTCCTTGAAAATGACAATTGTATTGTTGTCTAATTCTTCTATGTCCTTTCTTAGGGTCCTTAAATATAGTATTATGTCAGGATAGGTTTCCTTGCTGGCAGTAGTGTTAGGGGTAATTTTGTTCATAAATATATGTTAAAAAATTTGATTTTGTCAAAATGTCAGTTGAGTGTCAGGATGGGGATAATCCCTTTCCCCACTTTTTACCACTCTACTAACATATAAATATAGTCATTATTGTTATATAGACAAGTGTAGTTTCTCCCACAATTTACCACTGGTGATATCTGTATGACCACTTATGAAATAGTAAAAGTGAAAAAAGTGGTCCTCTTGATACTGTGAGAAGGGATTTTTTTAATATACATATTTTCCAGCTAAAAAAGTAATGTACTATGTACATAGCGGTGAGGGACGTTAGTCCCCTTTAAACAAGGACTATAACCCCTTGCATATGTCTACTTCAACGGACCTTCTAAGGTTTTTCCCTTAGGATTAGACACATTTATGTGGACAACTATAGTGGTGGTAAAGTGTGGGAGTTATTTTAAATGTCACAAAGTGACCTGTTACAAACTCCCCTAATTGTCCACCATATTTTATACCCTTTAGTATAATACCTCATAGTATATTCATTATCCCTTATAGGGATTTACTTACTACTTTCATATATTATTTAAAAGGGTTACTTATTGTCCCCTAACATTATGTGTCTTTCTTTAGTGGGGGAGAATTAATAAGATAAACGAATGGACCCATTAGTGAAACGGAACGTTAGTGTAGTGGAACGATTACGCAGTAAAATGGGGGAATGAGATTATCTTATTAATTATCTACCACAAATGTGATTGACATCTTATTACGTCCGAACATTCTACACAGTTGATATAGTGTATCAGTTTGGAAATTTGTCTTTGTCCCCTGTTCGAATTCTCTAATGAATCGTAGTCCGAGGCCTGACTTTTCAGCAAGTTCTTTCTGACTTAACTTTAACATCTTTCTTCTCGTCTTTACAAAGTTCCTGAGTTCTAATAGGTAATCATCCTCATTCTCGTTCTTTAGTTGCGTGTGATAGAAATAGTATGGTTTGATTCCCGCTTGATTTAGTAATACATTCCCGTCATTGATGAACTTATTAATCCAAAACAACTCCTTATCATTTGTATATTTGTTTGGGAAGTTTTGTTCTAATATAACTAATACGGGACTTTGTCCATCCTTCTTTAGAAACTTAACCCATTCATTTACTTTATCATTATGTGACTTCTCATTTATATGTGCAAATGGTCTATCTAACCCCACCTTTGATTGTCCCACATATACTGGCTTATTTGTATTCGGACAATATAATCCGTAAATCATCATTTGTTCCATAATTATACCCTTTACATTATAAATATATACAAATATACGTATATTTTATAAAATATCAAACTTTAAGGGTATAAATTTATATTTCATTTCTCTTTATTACTATTTTTGTCATTAAAAAGAAATGAAACTATCTTTGTATTTATAATCATATGAAATATCTTATCACCGAATCTAAATTAAAATCCTTCATTAAGGATAAGTTTGGACTTGACTTCACTGGTGATATTGAGTTGGACCCGAACATATATAAGATATTAAATGATTTTGATGAGTGTGTTTCTTATGGGGGTTTACATAAAAGACGCAGTTCAGATAACTACGGACCGATGTATCTTATTACCATTGACGACCATTTTAAAATACTATATCAAAAGAATTATATAACAGGTATGGATTGGATTATTAGTAACGGGTGTGATGTTTATGAGGAGTCTGACTTTATGGATTTACTTGGTATTCGCCCGCTTGGGATAACTATGGAACAATTTCTTAATTTATATATATGAAATATCTTGTAACAGAATCACAATTTGATAAAGTAATCTTTAAGTACTTGGACAATCAAGACTTTGTTAAAGATGTAACACCGAAAGAGATATTCTTTCTTAACTCAATTAATGATGAACAAGGTGTTATTATATTTGACAAGAAGAAAGGTATGTTATATATAAGTTTTGATTTAGTTAGTGAGATTGCAAGTTTCTTCTCCATATCTAAAGTTCATTCTTCTAATTTAATAACCGATTGGGCTCAAGGTTATATTGACCAACGTATTAGACTCAATTACATTGCCGCAACAAATCACAGGGGATTACTTGCAAGGTCATATCACTCAAGAACATAATATTTATCCTATATGAAATATCTAATCACCGAATCACAATTAGACAAAGTAATCTTTAAGTACTTGGACAATCAGAACTTTATTATAAGAAATTCAACTAAAACATCTTTTGGGGTTAGCAATATAATTCACTTTCTTAAATCTGAAAGTTCTTTCCGCGCTGATTCATTAATTAATTTCTATAGAGATGGCGAGTGTTTTATAAATTTTGAATTGATTGATGAGATTGCCAAATTCTTTTCATTGGATTTTGATGATTCAAAATATGTTATTGCCAGATGGGTTGGATATAAATTGGATACGGGAGTTGGGGAAGTACACGTTAGATAGTAATTAATATTTATATCATATGAAATACCTAATAACAGAATCTCAACTTGATAATATAATCTTTAAGTATTTGGATAACCAAGACTTTATTCAGTTTGAAAGGAATGATAGTATATACTTCGTCAACTCGGAAGGTGACAGATATCCTCAAATTAGATATGATAAAGATGATAATTGGTGTATAATTTATTATGGATTAGTTAGAGAAATTTCTACCTTCTTTTCTATGAAAGGTTCTGATTCTGAGTCACTTATAGGTAGATGGGTTGAAAATACCCTCCAAATGAAAGTCAAAAACATCTTTCGTGGTGATTACTACGAATTAACCGAGGTTGAGAATACCTAACTAATATATTTATTCTATATGAAATATCTTATAACAGAATCACAATTAGACAAGGTTATCTTTAAGTACTTGGACAATCAGGATTTTATTATTAAGAAAATGTCTAGTGATAATATAACTTACTTCGTTAATTCAGAAAATGATGAATTTTCGGGCGGATTAATCCAATACTATAGAAGTGGTGGTGAGTGTGTCATAAGTTATGAGTTAATCAATGAGATTGCCACATTCTTCTCTATGGAATTTGATGGTTCTAAATATGTTATCGCCAGATGGGTTGAAAATACTTTGGATAGAAGAGTTAAAGAAATTATAATTAGGTAGATAGTAATTAATATTTATATCATATGAAATACCTAATCACCGAATCACAATTTGATAAAGTAGTCTTTAAGTACTTGGATAATCAGGACTTTATTCAGTTTGAAAGGAATAATGGAATCTACTTCGTTAATTCAGAAGGAGATAAATATGCTCAGATTAGATTTGATAAAAAATATGGTTGGTGTGTAATTTATTATGAATTAGTTAATGAAATTTCCGCCTTCTTTTCTATGAAAGGTTCTGATTCTGAATCAGTTATAGGTAGGTGGGTTGAGAATACCCTCCAAATGAAAGTCAAAAACACCTTACGCTCTTCAGTTTTGTTATACGAAATCAGTTGAGAATACCCTCCAAATGAAGGTCACAAACACCCGATTCCATTACGAGCACATTGAGAATACCTAACTAATATCTTACACCACCACTATTTTCCACTCCCCGTTATAATCCTCCACAAGACAAGTGGAGTTTTCACAAAAGTCACCTGAATTCATATAATCACTTTCTAATTTCGGATGATGAATATGCCCACACACGGCAACATCATATCCCTTTTGTTTTGTTAGACCCTTTGCGTTCTCCTCAAAATCTGACACAAAGTTAATTGCCCCTTTTACAGATTGTTTTACAGAGTTTGCCAGTGAATGATATGGTAGATTAAACTTCTTTCTTATGTAGTTGTATATTGTATTTAACTTAATAACAAAATCATATGACCATCCACCAATTACGGCAAGCCATCTTGCTTTCATTATAACAAAATCCAATACATCCCCGTGGAAACAAAAGTATGTTCTTCCATCAATACCATAATGAACATACTTCCTTACAATCTTTATATTGTTTAATGTGAATGGAATGAATGGTTTTAGAAAGTCATCGTGGTTTCCTCTTATGTATATAACCTCCGTTCCTTTCTCTGACCTCTTCATAAACTTTCTGAATATCTTTGTGCAGTCCTTCTTCCACTTTCCACCATTCTTCAGTGCCCAACCATCAATTATATCTCCGTTAAGAATTAGTTTATCTGATTGGTTATCCTCTAAAAACTTTAATATCTTCTCTGTCTGTGATTGTCTTGCACCAAGATGTAAATCACTCATTATAATTGTTTTGTAATGATTCATTTCCAATATGAATTATGATTTGAAAAGAACTTCTTATTGTTCCTATTGAAGAATGATTTAACCATTAGTTTTGTCATATACCATAGTCCTTTATTCTCAAATCTTCTTGGTGGTGTGAATATTGTTCTGTTTAATATCTTAAACTTATCGCTGAATACTTTTTTTGATAGTAGGTAATCCTCGGCAACCTTTGCTTCTTCATCAAATCCCCCGAGTATATTAAATGTCTCAGTTTTAAATAACATAAACCCGCCAAGACAAAATGGCGTGAATGGTTTAATTGACTTTTGTATTACATCAAAGAACCTGAATACATAGTTATATTTTCCATTTGTTGTTCTAACCTTTGTTGTAAGTAAGTCATAGTCATTTCTTCTCATTAACTTAATCGCATCAGTTAGTAAATCAGGGTCAAGGATAAACATATCAGCATCCAAGAATAATACATATGGAGTTTCAACTCTTTCTGCTCCTCTGTTTCTTGCATAACTTGGAAGTCCTCCTTGTATAATCATTAAATTAAAATAATCCCTATTTCTAATTTCAAGACTATACGTTGTCCCGTCATCAGAAGAATCTGAAACAATAACTCTTACGTTATTAATGTTTTTTTGGAAATTAAGTAATGATAATGTCGTGTCTATGATTTTGGATTCATTCTTGCACGGAATAACTATTGTAAGAAATCTTGATAGTTCCATATTAATAAATATCAAAAGTAAATGGTTAGTTAGATTACCGAATTGTTAAGTGGAAAAAATTTATTATCTTTGTATTTATATCATATGAAATACCTAATCACCGAATCACAGCTTGATAAAATAGTATTTAAGTACTTGGATAATCAGGACTTTATTCAAATTAAAAAAGATAATAAAATATACTTCGTTAATTCTGAGGGGGATAAACACGCTCAAATTAGCTATGATGAAAGTAATGGTTCGTGTGGAATTTATTATAGATTAATTAACGAAATTTCTCGCTTCTTCTCTATTGAAAAATCTGATTCTAAAGAAGTTATCGGTAGATGGGTTGAGAATACCTTGCAAATGAGAGTCTCAAACATCAAGAAGCGTATGTAATTGTCGACAAAAACTGTTGGGAATACCTTCTAACTAATATTTATTATCATATGAAATACCTTATCACCGAATCTCAACTTGACAGCATCATTTTTAGGTATTTAGATATGCAGAACTTTTATAAAATGAGATATGCTAAGGGTTATATATTTTGGGAATCTAAAGAAGTTTGGGAAAGTGGTGGTAATATACTAATCTCCGCCTATCGTGACCGTAATGAAGGTTTTGTTAATTCAGATTTGCTTGTTGAGGTTGCATCAATCTTTAGTTTGGAGTTAAATGACTCTTTGAATGTTATTGGTGCATGGGTTAAAACTCAGATTGATTTTGATATTGAGGATTTCTTTTCTGATTACGGAGCGGATTAATATTTATAATCATATGAAATATATAATTACAGAATCTCAGTTTAAACTTATCTCCGAGCTTGAAAGAACTTGGAGAGATTTTGAATATGAGAACGATTATAACAAGATAAAGGATAAAGTTGTCCCTTATATTGCCAATCAATTTGATTTTTATGATTTTGAGGGCGAGGACCTTTATCTATATGATTCTGATAAGAAATTGATTGCAAAGTTTCATTTCTATGAAGATGATGAAGAGGGAATAAGAGGAGAATTATATTTTAGTAGGGACCACGATGAATTACTTGAGAAGAGATTTCCCCACCCTTTTTGGATGAGACACGGCAAGTATTTGGTATCGGACGCTTTTAATATTTTATTCCCCGAATATAAAGTACTGGATGTAAGAACAGGTTATTTGTTTTAATATGAAATACATTGTAAACGAAACCCAAATTAATAAAATAGTATCTAAGTATCTTGACAATCAGGACTTTGTTTATATGGAATATGGAATAAACGGTTATTTCCTTAATTCAGAGAAAGATGAATACGCCCAAATTAGATTCAATAGTTATTGGTGTACGATTGATAGAAAATTAATGACTGAGGTTGCTTCTTTCTTTTCTTTAGAGAATGTAGATTCCCTTTCCGCAATTGCTAAATGGGTTGAGAGTAAAACTGGAACTCGTTACGGAGCGGTCGATGCTCAATCAGATATAATTGTATATTACTTTTAAAGGTTAATCAAACTTACCTGAGTTAATGTCTTTCCACCTTTCTTCCATTAAATCCGAATAATGGTTCAATAAGAATTCCCACGTTTGGTCATAGAAATCTTTCCCTCCATAACATATGTCAGAATATTTTACACATAAATCAACAATGACATATGATACAATTCCTGACTTAAACTTATAGAGATTCATTTTATGCCAATTATGTTTGTTCTGAAGGTATCTTTTTGTCATTGTATCAAGACCATATTCGAATATCTTATCCATACTATCAGGTTCGGCTCTTCTGAATATCCTTTTCATAGTGGAATTAGTTTCCTCCTTTAATACTTTTCTTATGTGTTCTTGTAGTTTCATTCTTAATTTAATCTATCATCAATATCACTATGAACAATTGGTAATAGTTTATCCATAACCATATTATAAACCTCAGGTAGATAAAACTCTTTATACCAATTAAATAACTCTTCAACGTTTTCAAAACTTGTTTGGTGTTTGAGTTCCTTGTAGTAATCTCCCGCACCCTCCTCTTCAATAATAGTATTCAATTTATCATCAAGTAATGAAAACCAATCAATCTCAACTGGAGTATATTGTCCTCCATCCCAAAATGGAGTAGCCATAACTGATATTTGTTCAATAATTTCAGGTGCGAAGTGACCCGTTTTTATATTACAATACCAACCTACAACACCATCTCCAGCATTATAAATATGAAAATGATTATATCTAAGAGGTAAATTACCATTAAACATATTTTCAATTAGTAACTGATTTGCCAAAATTGAATTTATTGGTAAATTTGAAAGTTGGGCAAGTTTTGTCATACTTACTCCAATCATTCTTGCAGCTTGATTTAAACCAAATTCATCAATGAGTCCGATTAACTTTTTTTGACCCTTTGATTCTTCCCTTAATACTTTTCTTATGGATTCTTTTAGGTTCATTTCTTTTTCTTTGTCTTCTTTACACAATTTGGATATCTTTTACCAAACATAGTTTTCATTCCTTTTTGAGTATAACCTGGCCAACATTTTTCAGTTAGTTCACCCTCTTTCATTTCTTGAGTTTTCTTTTTGGATTCTTCTCTTAATACTTTTCTTATAGATTCTCTTATATCAAACTCTTGTAATTCATCCCATCTCTCCTCAATTTCATCTGAATAATGCTTCTTTAGATATTGATGAATATCATAATATGTCCCATCATTAATTTCCAATTCTTTTGTTCTACCAAAAGACATAATAAGATTTGCAATTACATAGTTTTTAAACCAATCCAGACTTTGTGGATAGTTTTTTTTAGTTTTATTATATCTTTCAGAACTTTTATTTAATGCCGATATGAACTTATCATTCATCAAAGACAAATCAAATCTTCTTAAAAGAGTTAAAGCTGAATTCATATTATAATAAATACCTAATAAAAATGATATTTTTGCTATAAGACCATATTAGTATTTTATTCGAACAACCTGTTTTCCAAATGCTTCTTGAAACCATCCCTTGAATGCACTTTTCCATATCTGTCCAAACTCTTCATCAAGCTCACTGGCAATTATTCCATATATTTTAACTACTGGTGCTTCCCCATCAACCCAAGTGAATACCATATTTCTTCCACCCTTTTCTTCTGTGTAGAAATCCCATACGTCTTCATCTTCTTCTGAGTTGGCATACATTAGATTATCAATATCAAACACGCTATCAAATACTGTGTTTAAATAGTTGTTGTATGTCTCAATCTGTGATTCTGTGATGATGTATTTCATATTGTATAAATATCTGTATTAATGTTATCCATATACTATTTCACCATTAGGATTTTTAACTAAAACTGAAATTTGTATTATGTCTCTTGTACTAATACCAGCCATTTTCAACATAAATTTTAAATATGTTTGAACCAAATGGTGAGGGTCAAATCCTTTTTCGTACATATTGTTGTTATTGATGCTATGGTCATTTAAATGAACTACAATGAATAAAGTATATAATGGAAATTCATCATCTTCATCTGATACAACATGCGTTTCTATTCTATCAATCATAGGATATATATCCTTGATATAATCACTATTGAATAGTTTGTTTGCAATTTTGTTGGTTAACATATTGATAAATATCTTATAAATGTAAAACCCTGATGAGTAGCGAATTCACCAGGGTTTTTGTAGCCGAAACTACAACGGGTCCTAAGTCCGTTATCTTTGGTTTTCTAAAATCATTTTAAGTACTCTGTTGTTCTCTTCGATTCTTTTGAGATTCTTATTAATGTTTTTTTTGTTTTTTGGTTTTGGAGTTTCTTTCTTTGCCTTTCCCATATCTTTATTCTTTAATAATAAATACAAAAGAATTAATATTTATCAATATGTCTTATGCAAAAGCAATTCAAAAAATGATTGATGAAGGAAATGATATCCTTCAGATTGCAAAACTTTTCGGTGGTATTGACCGTCTTTTAGAATTGTCAAAAAGTATTCCTTATTTAACTGCTATGATACAAACCAAACTTGGTGGTTCTTTAGATTGTTCCGCTGAGGGTGAGGGCGGAGAAATGGTTATGTTTTCTTTGAATTTTATATTGACTGATTTAGAGGCAATAGATGTAGACGATATCAATCATTATAACGCCACGGTTGATATTATAATTCCTGAAATTCAGAAATCACCAGCACTCATGCAAATGTTATTAACTTGGTTGGATGATTACTTGTCAGATATGGGGAATGAAGTTGGTTCATTCAATGATAATAATTTAAACGATAAAATGATTTGGGTCTATGCCGAGTCAATAAATGGTAAAAGTTTCGAAAACATTAAGAGTGGAGTAAGTGACCAAGAAGTTTTGAGAATAATACCTGAAAAATATATAAGAGACTAAAAAAATTTGTCTGTCTAAATTTTTATTCTTACATTTGTAAAAAATTAAACAAGTGTTAGGAGTAATATTAGCAATTATATCGTTTTACGTATACTTGTTCTTAATTTGTGTAATAACAATTAAAACCGAAAAACCCAATGATTGAAAGGGAACGTAAATTCAGACTCAAATATCTACCTGAAGGTCTAACTCCAATTCACATCAAACAAGCATATCTTATGTTTGATAAGAAGAAACAATTCAGGGTTAGAATCATTGATGATAAGGAAGCATGGGTTGCCTACAAAGTTAAGATTGATAAGACAACAAAGTCTGAGTATGAATATGAAATTCCTATACAGGACGCAAATCACCTGTATCAATCTACCGATATAAAACTTGAAAAAACAAGATATAAAACTACATTTGAGGGTAATAAGGTTGATATTGATGTATACCCTGATGGAAGAACCTCTGCCGAAATAGAATATGAAATTGGAATTATCAATATTCCTGACTATTGTGGCGAAGAAATTACAGGTAATAAAGAATGGTCAAATCTAAACATTGCAAAGAAAAATAGTAATAATAATGGAAAATCTAATAGAAGAAGAAAAGATTCCCCTGTCAACTCACTGGGAAAGGAATCTAAGAGAGTTTGAACTACCTCACGAAGTTATTGAACGTATTGAGCATCTTCGTTATAATGATGGTATTATGATGAAGAAATATATGGACGAGTCCAATGAATGGAGAGTTAAGTATTTCACACTACAAAGACAATTAAGGGATTTGTTGTAACATTTGTTAACAACTTAATTTTGTGGGAACGGAATGATTGCCGTATATTTGTGATATGAATAACGAAATCAAATACATACCCACCAAAGAGGCAATTATTGGATACTCTGATTCAACAATTGCTAAAACCGAATCAAATGATTGTGTCGTAAGAGCAATTGCATCATCTTTTGAAATGAGTTATGATGATTCCCACAAGTTTGTTGCAAAGATTTGGTTTCGTCGAAATCGTGAAGGTACAAGAAACTTTGTTGGTGGATTGCGTCATATGATTAACAATAAAGTTAAAATCAACGATAAGTTATTTGAAACTATGGGTAATGAATATGGTCACGTTAGTTATGAAGTTAAGGTTAAAGGTCAGATGGTTAAACGCAATATGACAACTGGTACATTCATTAAGAAATACCCTGTTGGTAAGTATCTTGTGGTTGTTCGTGGTCACGCATTCTCAATCATTGATGGACAAGTTGTTGGTAACACATCTGATGCAACAATGAAGAAACGAGTTATTTGCAACGCATTCAAAATTTCTTAATAACTTAATTTTGTGGTAACATAGTTTGTTGTATATTTGTATACTTAAAAAAAATAAAACTATGGAATTTATCGGCGTATACAAGAAAAACAAAATGATTGGAACTATTGACCTTGATGAAATAACTATTGAATTTTTGGATAGAATGTTTCAAGAAGGTTATGAGTTTATGAAATTATCAAAAAAAGATTTGGTAGAATAAAAGATTCTCAGTATATTTGTCCAATGAAACAAGAAACAATATGGTGTGAAAGATGTGGTGAAAAACTTAACCCATCAAAAGCCGTATGGCTTGAGTTGTCAATGACCGATGGAAAATACTATAATCAAGTTCCTGATGGTCACGATAGTCAAGGAGCGTTTAGTTTTGGTAAAGCATGTTCTAAAACACAATTAAAAGAAATATAAAATTTGTTGGAATAGAAATTTAGCTGTATATTTGTAGAAGTTCTTTGAAAATATTTAAAAGGTGGGGTGGCAGACGAAAGTTAGATATATCCAAGTCAAACGTAGCTACGGTGTTTTTTAAACACGATGGATAAACGACAAGTAGAGCTCTAAGGGAATAAGTCGCTCTTATTCCTCCCCCACCGACCACATTATAGGTTGATTGGGGAATGATTATACCAATAGTTTGAGAGTGGATACCGACTGGTATAATCGGAGTTGACAGGTATTCACCTGAAGTAATGCCAATCGTAAAAGGGGTTGTCCACTCGACCATCTTCCCCTTACCTAAAATACAGAGTGGCGCAGGTTGATGCTACCTTAGCGGGTAGACTGATACAGAGTAAGAAGAGGTGGGGGAAACCACTCATTAACCCACCCAATATAGTCAGGTATGCGTAATGAGGATTGGTTCCAAATCCTAGAAATAGGTTGCCTTGGTGAGGTTCGATTCCTCGCCTGACTACAGAAGGTGTCAACCCCGAAACATTGAAAGAAAAAGTTGATGACAGCTTGGAAAGACAAGCAACATAGTCAGGTGGCGGAATTGGCGCCAGTAGTAGTATCACGAGTTCAGTAATCCTCCCAATCGGACGTGAATCAAGGAGGTGACTATACAAGTTCGATTCTTGTCCTGGCTACTAAAAATTAAAAGTTATGAAAAAGATGTTTATTAATACACATAGGGAAATAGAAAAAATACTTCACCCATTTGACCCGGTTGGATTTTACGTTCTAATGCCTTTTATATTAATCCTATTGTATATGTTCACATAAAAAAATAGTCAGGTGGCGGAATGGTAGACGCTAAGATGTAGTATTAGATAACCCACGGAACGGTTATATCATTGAGGTAAAATCCGATAAGTAAATTCCTCATAAACTAATACATACAGGTTCGAATCCTGTTCTGGCCACTAAACAATAGAAAAATGAAACAATTTTTAAAACAACTATTTAATAAAAAGCAAAAATCAAAAACAATGGTAGGAAAAAAAGTAAAATTAGTAAGTGCTCCATCAGGTAAGCTGAGTTCACGCAATGGTTTTATTGGTACAGGACGTGAGTTTACTGTAATATCTCCGAGCGGACAATCAAATTCATGGAATATTGTAGACCAATTCGGCAATGCACAAGGATGGGCATATGAATGGGAAATGGAAGGTTTTAAGTTAGGAATTAAAGAACTGGAAAAAGAACTTTCAGAGGCACAAACAAAACTTAACAACATCCAATTCAAAATTGATTGGTTGACGGAAACCGGTTCGGATGAATTTTCAGAAGATGAATTTAAAGTTTATCAAACTCTTAAATTACTAGAAGATGAGAAACTTTCACGACTTGAAAAAAGTAAATTGATTGCTGAATTGATTAAGAAGTAAAAATGCTAGTCAGGTGGCGGAATGGTAGACGCACTCCCCAAGTGAGAGAGCACCTCTAGAATCACTCAAATCCATAAGGTGTTACAGGTTCGAGTCCTGTCCTGACTACACGTTCCGACTAATCATCGGATAGTATACCCAATACGATGAGAAATAGATTGATTATCTATATGGGAACGTAGAATGTATAGGGAAAACATTCAGGTTTGTCAGCCCGAAACCCGCAAGGTTCAAAAGATTATTCCTAACTCAAGTAATTGAGGACAGCCACAACACCTGTTAGTTGGATAAAGGAGGGTGTTAATATAGTCGGATAGCTCAGGTGGTGAGAGCGGCACGCTTATACCGTGATGGTCGTGGGTTCAACTCCCACTCCGACTACAACTGAAAAACTATAGTTCATATCTAACTCGCGTTTTGTTCAAGATATTTACTATAAAACCTAACAATGAAACACGTATTTTTTGTACTATGTACAATTTTAACCATTAATGCCTTTTCACAAACTTTTAAAGACCCTGTGTCTTTTAAGTCCGACTTATGGCTTGTTCAAACTTTTGAGGAAGGCACATTCGTTGCCCCTGATACTATCTCAATAACTTGGGATATTAAAAAAGTTAAAAAAGGTAAACACGCCATTTATGTTGACATTTCTGAAAAAGGAACCATGATTGGAATCAAGTATCCAAATAAAGTTAAATTAAGTTCTGAAGGATTACCCAATAATGGATTTATGGTTGAGAAATGGCTTAGCCGTTACTCAATGTATATCCAAAGTATGGTAAAGGATGAAGATGGTTATATTTGGACAGTTACCGTTGGTAAAGATGCGTTTTCTGATGATTATACGGGTTTAGAAAATGGTAGAATATATGTGGTTATACAGGACCCAAAACATATAAAACCAAGTTGGTACTTTACCATTAAAACTTTTGGAGGTAAAAAATAAATTAAGTTAAAACTATTAATATGGAAAAGAAACCTTTTGTAGACGGGGGAAAATTATTTATCGTATCAGTTGCCCTTTTTATTATTCTGATGATTGTTATGTTTTTCCTGTAATAGTATAGATTAACATATTTATAAGTAATGAAAATCATCATTACAGAAAGTCAATACGAGAATGTTGCAAACAGGTTTAAGCGGATTCTCTTCAAATTTTGGGACGTTAATGGTCCAACTCTGTCTCGTCAAATGTATAAACTAATAGGTATTGACTTGTATCACGCCTACAAACTTGAACCTTTCTTTCAGGATTTTTTGGTTGAATGGTTTGGTGGTGAAGAAAAGTTTATTCAATTCTTAAAAAAAAATGAAGGTGAAATTTTTCAAATCATAGACGGAGGATATAATTTTCAAATCATATTAGATGAAGTTACTGTAAATGAATATCAGGTTTATCTGGATGTAAGAGTAGTGCCAGGTGGAACTGTAACTTTAATATTTGACGAGGGTCAACCAACTATACCACTTGAGGAGGCATTAACAAATGACAAATATGGTTGGGAAATTAATAGTGAAGTTGCTGAAGTAATACACAACAAGTTTTTTAAATTCTACTCAGACCTTGGTATTACAATCGCGGATATAGATGTTGACTATATGTAATATTCTTTTTATAATTATATTATGAAAAATTTATTTACACTTAAAACTTTGGGTTGGGTTCTTTCAGCTCTTGTTGCAATTATGCTCGGTATGGGTGCAATTGGCAAAATCACACAATCAGAAGAAATGGTTAAAAACTTCACATTCTTCAATATGATGCCTCAGATGGTATTTGTTGGACTTGTAGAACTTGCTGCCGTTGTTCTTCTTATGATTCCACGCACATCAATGTTTGGAGCTCTTGGTGTGTCACTAACAATGGCTGGAGCAGTTGCTGTCCATTTTGCTCTTCTTGGTGGAGTAGGTATCTTTATGCCGATTCTACTTGGAACTCTTGCATGGTCAGGTCACTGTCTAAGAACCTATGAACTTAAAAGTATTATCTAATCAAAAAGAAACCCCTCAAATTTGAGGGGTTTTTTATTTTGAGTAGTTTGTTATATCAATCTCTTTTCGAGTGTTTTTATCGTAGATTTTACCGTTCCCAATTCCAATCCAATCAACCTTATAATCACCCAAATTTTCCCATTTTGGTCCTGATGACTTAACTTGAATTAGTACAATACCTTTATCAAATCTTTCGGCAATTATATCAGCCCCAAATATCATATCTACAAGGTCTCCATTCCCACCTCTGTAAAGAATATTAAAACCATTTTTTTCGAGTAATGATTCAATTCTTCTCTCAGCATCTTCTCCAATTTCAGTGTTGTACTTTGTATTTCTTGTAAACTGAAGAATCTCAATCTTGTCTTTAAAAAATGTATTTAAAAACTTGGATATATTAGGTTTAATTGACTTTAATAAAAAATTCTTAACTCTTTCAGGATTAGGGTCTTTTATTAGCCAATTATAAACTTCATCCATCTTTCCCATCTTTTCAATGATTGTTGTAAGAAGCTCTGATGAGTCGCTGTAATTAGTATTTAGTTTGTTAGCGTAGTGCCACTCTCCATCAATATAGATTAGTTTGGAATTTTTAATTCTTTCAACTTTTTTTTCTATGTCTCCGTCTGAGTATTTACCAGTTTGTTTTATAAACTCCACCCCTTTCATAAATTTATCTAAGTCTTCTTGTGGGATGTTGGTATACAGTTCATTTAGATATGTTTCAATATCTTTACGAAGGTCGAGACCCTTATAAGAGGATATCCAACTCTGTAGTGAGTTGAATGATTTACAAACCTCTAAGGAGTTACCTGTGAAAATTTCGCATGGGGTATACCTCTCTTCTAATAGTAATCCCATTATAGACTTTATTCTACTAATATCCTCATTCAAAGATGGCATACTAATAAATACATAATTTCGTTAATTAATCAAATAAAATAAAAACATTATTATAAAAAATAGTGTGTGAGCACCTATCAAATGACTAAAATAATTCTCTAACTCTTTGTTAAAAGATGGTTTAGGAGTCTTAAATGCCAGAGTATAAAATCTCATCACCACTATGAGAAGATTCATTATTAGGATTGATTGTAACATTCTTTTTAAAATCTAATATAAGTCCATTTTTATCAATTTCAAATCCATAGTTTAAAAGTTGTTGGTAAATTCCTTTTGTGAGTTTACCTACTTCTTGTCTTTCAACAAACAAATAGTCTTCATTCTTCTTTATTTTACCTGTTGTTGTGGTGTATAAGAATCTTTCATCTGTGTTTCTAATATTCGAATCGAAAGTCTCATCACACTTTTTGCAAGGTTTTGAAGTGATGGACCACTTATCGTTTGTCATTCTATCACCGTAGATTTCAACAAATGTGTCAACGGCATACTTCACCTCATAATAAGGATAAATTGGTTTCATATAAGATTTAAAAGGTTTTCTGTTTTGTTTCCTGATTCAACTACAATATTATCAAGCTTCTTTTTTGTTGTGATATAACAGATTGTTGATATTTCATCATAAATCCTTTCTGCTTTATTATACCACTCCATTATATCTTCAATGCGTCTACCTTGAATAAGGTATTGCATTATGAAGAACTCGTCATTCTTTGAAAATGATATATCATTCTTTGTGAGACCATACTTTGGGAGTATTTTGGTCTTTACATAATTAAGAAAATAAATCTCCTCGGGTTTCATTATTGGAGAGTTAGTATGTTTTGTTGAGCTTGCTTGAGTGATTCTGTAAGTTGTTTTGCTATCTTGTAGGGGCAAGCATTTGATGCTGGTCTTCTGTCCTCCAAATAACCTCTCCAACCATTTTTAACTGTAGATTGTGGAATACGGATTGATGCTCCCCTATCACTTACACCCCAAGAGAATTTATCAATTGATTGTGTTTCGTGTTTACCTGTAAGTCTCTTATCATTATCTGAACCATAAACTTCAATATGTTTTTGGTGGTTAGATTTCAATACACGGAATATTTCATCGAACAGTTCCTTACCACCTTCTTCTCGCATTAGTTTAGTTGAGAAGTTTGTATGCATTCCTGAACCATTCCAATCTGTATTACCAAGTGGCTTTGGGTGGTATTCTATCGATACTCCATAAGTTTCTGATAGTCTATTAAGTAGATATCTTGAAATAATTAGTTGGTCACAAGCTTCTAATGTTCCCTTACCCATAACTTGGTATTCCCATTGTCCAAGTGCAACTTCAGCGTTAATACCTGTCATATTTAATCCCGCAGATATACAAACATCCAAGTGGTGTTCAATAATATCTCGGCCTGAAACATTCTCGTGACCTATACCGCAATAGTATTCTCCTTGGGGTCTCATACTAACTTCACTATGACCAAGTGGTAAACCTTTTTTATAGATAAAGAACTCTTGCTCGAATCCTAACCATAGGTTTGAGTCATCAGTAATTTTTGACCTAGTATTTGAGATGTGAGGAGTTTCATCAGGGTTTAATACCTCACACAAAACCAAATAACCATTCTTTCTTTGGGGGTCCTTAATCATCTTTACAGGTTTCAAAAGACAATCTGAATCAATACCTTCGGCTTGTTTGGTTGATGAGCCATCAAAAGTCCACATTGGTAGGTCAGAGATTGTAAAATCTTCTTTTGTAAAGTTGATTACTTTTGTTTTACTTCTAAGGTTTGGCTCTGGCGTATATCCATCTAACCAAATATATTCAAATTTATATATCATTATTAATCGGGTATTTCAATATTTAATTCTTTGGCGGCAAGTTCGAAAGACCTTGTTCTGTCAACCATTTTATCCATTTGGATTTTATTTGCAACATCCATCAGAAGTCCACCTTTACCTTTTTGGTAAGCAACAACCAAAAGTTCTTCAATATAATCTTCACTTGACCAGCCCATTATATAATATAATTTTTATAATGATAATAAAAAAAAAGGGACTGAAAAGTCCCAATTCAAAAAAAGTTTTTTTATACTCCTGTATCTCCTGTAATTATCCAATTGTTTGGTGAGCCTGTAAGGGTATTTCTTGCAGCTTGAGCAGTTGCGATTGAATATGTTCTTCCTGAAGCCCCGAGAGTTACTCCTATCTTAATAGAAGGTAAAGATGCCCAACTTACCAAAGTACTACTATAATTTGTAGTATCCATAGCAGAATTATTTAACATATTATCCATAAATTGAACATTAATAACATTCCAACCACTAAGAGATTGATTAAATAAAGATGCGTTTCTAAACATTGAGGTCATACTTGTAATTCCTGTAACATTCCAAGAATTAAGGTTTTGATTGAATGACGTTGCACTTAAAAACATTTGTCCAGATTGCTGAACGGCAGCGACATTCCAACTATTTAAAGGTTGGTCAAAGCTTGTTGAACCTGAAAACATGTTACTAATACTTTGTACTTTTGATACGTTCCACCCATTCAAAGGCTGATTAAATGCAGTGTTTCCAGCAAACATTGATGTCATGCTTGTTACCGCCGAAGTATTCCAACTATTAATTGGTTGATTAAATGGTGTTAAGGCAAAAGTTGCACCGAAATTATCTACTTTAGATACGTTCCAACCACTAATTGAGTTACTTCCAGCATTGTTAAATTGTGAACCTACAAACATACTTGACATATCTGTAGCCGCTGATACATTCCAATTACCAATATCTTGATTAAATAATGTGTAAGCTAACATACTACTAAAAGACTGACCATTAGACACATTCCATCCACTAATTGGTTGATTAAATGCTGAAGCCAATTGGAAAACAGAACTGAAATTATTACACCCTGAAACATTCAAACTATTTATCGGTTGATTAAATGATGATGCTCCATAAAATGCAGAAGCAACGTTACTTAAAACTGGTGTATTATAGAACATTCCACTATCGAAACTAGTCGCATCACGGAAAATTTGGTTCATGTTTTGGAGTAGCGTTGGGGTCCATGCACTAACCGGTTGATTAAATGATGTTGCGCCTTGGAACATACTAAACATACTAGTAACTTTTGAAACGTTCCAATTATTAATTGTATTACTTCCTCCATTATTAAATGCCGTCGCTGATTGGAACATCGACACCATATTTGTAACTGCCGATACATTCCAAGAACCTATGTTTCCATTAAATGCCGTCGCTGATTGGAACATCGACACCGTATTTGTAACTGCCGATACATTCCAAGAACTAATATTACCATTAAACACATTTGCCGATTGGAACATCGAAGTCATAGCCGTAATCCCTGATACATTCCAAGAATTTAATGATTGGTTAAATAAAATCGCACTTTGGAACATTGATGAAGTGTTAGTAACTGCAGACATGTTCCAAGAATTTAATGCCTTATTAAATTTGGATGCACTTCTAAACATACTGTTCATTGTTGTTACCTTTGAAACATCCCAAGCGTCAATGTTTTGGTCAAAATTAGCCGCACTTTGGAACATTGAAGCCATCCCTGTTGCTGCCGATGTTGTCCAACCACTTATCGATGAACTTCCTCCGTTATTAAATTGTGTTGCGGTGTTAAACATATTGGACATTGATATAACATTCGAAACATTCCAGTTACCAATATTTTGATTAAACAACGAGGCAGTTTGGAACATTGAAGCCATAGCTGTTACTGCGGAAACTGTCCAAGCACTTAATGGTTGGTTGTAAGATGTTGCCCCTTGGAAAGCAGATACCATATTTTGTACATTAGAAACGTTCCATCCACTTAATATTTGGTTAAATGATGACGCCCCTTGGAAAATCGCCGAGATATTATTTACACTTGATAAATCCCAATCATTAACTCTATTGATGGTTGCCAATGACGTACAACTTCTAAACATGTCAACCAAGCTAGTTTGTCCAACAAGATTTGGGGTGTCTGTCACTCCTGTCAGACGTAAATTTGTGCAACCAAAGAACATTTGATTAGTACCAGGAGATAAAGGCCTAACACTACCCCATTGTTTTACTTCTCTTATTTTTAATCTATCCCCTCCATTGGCAAATGCAAAACCTGTCACTTGACCATCAATTGTTACAGTATATTCACCAGGAGTTGTATATACGTGAACTCTATTATTATAAATATTAGGAGATGATGTACTATCACCCCAGTTGATTGTTCCAGTGTATGCACCAGTTATACTATATGGTAATGTTATACTTTCATTTGCAGTTGTTGTTCTCCAAAGTGTAATAAATGCTGCAGGTGGAGTTGTGGAAGGTGTCTGTGTTTGAGTATTTGTTTGAGTTGGAGTTTGACTACTAGTTTGTGTTTGAGTATTTGTTTGTGTTGGAGTTTGACTTGATGTATTTGTTTGTGTTTGAGTATTTGTTTGAGTTGGAGTTTCTGTATTAGTATTTGTAGGAGTCTGTGTTTGAGTATTAGTTGGAGTTGAAGTATTAGTATTAGTTGGAGTCGAGGTATTGGTCTGAGTTACGGTATTACTTGGTGTTTGAGTGTTAGTTGGAGTCTGTGTTTGAGTGTTAGTTTGAGTTACAGTATTAGTAGGAGTTTGAGTGTTAGTTTGAGTCACAGTATTAGTAGGAGTTGAAGTATTAGTCTGAGTTACGGTATTAGTTGGGGTTTGGGTCTTGGTCTGTGTCTGAGTATTAGTAGGTGTAAGTGTTACAGTTGTAGTATTAGTTGGGGTAGCAGTATTTGTTTGTGTTTGAGTTGGGGTTAAGGTTACACAAACAATTGAATTACTTGTTAAACAAGTAGGACAATCTGTCTGAAGTGTAATTGTATCAGATAAGTTATATGCATAGTTATTTGGTGATGATGAAATCGATGTAGTATACGTAGCACAACCAGTAAAACTAGAACTTGTAATATAATAAACACTACTATTTGTCAGTCCTGAGAATACCGAAAACGGCATACTGAATATTTGGAATGGGTCATTTGGTGGACAACAGTTAAAGAAGAAAGCGTTTTCAGGTGGATATCCAGTTGGGGTAACTGTTTGAGTGGCTGTGTTAGTAGGAGTTTGAGTATTAGTTCGAGTATTAGTTGGGGTTACGCTAGCAGTTGGTGTTTGAGTTGAAGTTTTAGTCGGTGTTTGACTTTGGGTAGATGTGTTAGTGACTGTTGAGGTATTAGTTTGGGTTGGGGTATTAGTTGAAGTTTGAGTATTAGTATTAGTTGGTGTCGAAGTTTTTGTTGGAGTTTGGGTATTTGTTGGAGTTAAAGTACTAGTTTGTGTCGGAGTCTGCGTAGGTTCAGGTGTAAAGCTTACGTTCAAACATCCAATTCCATAAATTTGTGAAACTCCGTTACCATATTCGATTCCTGTAGCCCAAGCTGGTGATTGTGGAGTGTAAGGATATGTAGTCGGTATTGGATACCATGACTGATTACCATAGTAAATGTTTCCTGAATTTTGTATTATCAAACCTACATCATTAAAATCAACATCAGGAATTATATCCACTTCAAAAACCCCAGTTGTATAGTCATATTGTGTGATATATTCTGAATTATTAACAGTATTTATATTTTTTACTATAAATTTACCAGAATCTGTTAAAATAAAGTCACTTCCAGAGTTTCTGTTAATCTTTGTGTAAATCTTAGGAGTTGTTACTAATGTATTTGTATTGATTTCAATTACTGTCTGCTGAGTTGTATCTCCAGTAACGGCAATTAATGTAGTGTCATTAATTGCAAATATACCATTTCCAATTGTAAACCCTAAAGAGATATCTCTAACAAAAGTGGCAATAAATGGTTGTGGACTCATTGTTATATTCCATTCTCTAATTGTTGTTGATGTTGTACTTGTACCATAACTAATAAATAATTTATTCATGGTGTGAGCAATATCAGTTGCAAATGAAGATGGAATATTTGGTATTGGTAACTCTGTTAACGATGTTGTTGAGACATTTAAATTCCAAGAATAAACTTTAGCAGGATTTAAATTTGATACAATTAATGGATTACAATCTAATAAGTAAAATGGAGTAGTAACAGTTGGGGTTGCGGTTTTAGTAGGGGTTTGCGTTTTTGTTGGAGTTTTAGTCACAGTATTTGTTGGAGTGTTAGTCTGAGTAGAAGTTTTAGTATTAGTAGGTGTTTGAGTTGAAGTTCTTGTTGGTGTTTTTGTTTGGGTGTTTGTTGGGGTTTCTGTTCTTGTTGCAGTATTAGTTGGAGTTACAGTTCTTGTGTTAGTTGGGGTATGAGTTGAGGTTCGAGTATTAGTCTGTGTTTGAGTATTTGTTGGGGTTTCTGTTCTTGTGGGTGTAGATGTTCTTGTAGGTGTTTTAGTATTAGTAGGAGTTTGGGTATTAGTTTTAGTATTGGTTGGGGTTTGAGTATTAGTTGGGGTTTCGGTTCTTGTCGGAGTATTAGTTGGGGTTTCGGTTCTTGTTGCCGTTTGAGTATTGTTAGGAGTTTTGGTTTGAGTTGACGTTTGAGTGTTAGTTGGCGTTTCAGTTCTTGTTGGGGTAGGCGTTTTAGTGTTGGTTGCTGTTTGAGTGTTAGTTGGAGTTTCAGTTCTCGTAGGCGTTTTAGTATTGGTAGGTGTTTTAGTATTGGTTGCCGTTTGAGTATTAGTGGGTGTTTCAGTTCTAGTTTGGGTGTTAGTTGGAGTTTCTGTTCTAGTTGGAGTTTGAGTACCACCTGGTGTTTTAGTATTAGTAGCGGTTTGTGTATTAGTTGGAGTTTCTGTTCTAGTTGCGGTATTAGTTGGGGTTTCTGTTCTTGTGGGCGTAGATGTCTTTGTTGGGGTCTTTGTGTTAGTTGGTGTCGAAGTATTAGTTGGGGTTTCTGTTCTTGTGGGTGTAGATGTTCTTGTAGGTGTTTTAGTATTAGTAGGAGTTTGAGTGTTAGTAGGTGTTTCAGTTCTAGTTTGAGTGTTAGTAGGTGTTTCAGTTCTCGTAGCTGTATTAGTTGGGGTTTCGGTTCTAGTTGGTGTTTGTGTACCAGCCGGAGTTTTTGTATTAGTTGGGGTTTGTGTATTAGTAACAGTATTTGTTGGTGTCTGTGTTGATGTTCTTGTTGGTGTTTTTGTTTGGGTATTAGTTGGAGTTTCTGTTCTTGTATTAGTATTGGTTGGAGTTTCTGTTCTTGTATTAGTAGGTGTTTGAGTTGGTGTTTTTGTATTAGTTGCCGTTTGTGTGTTTGTAGGAGTCTCGGTTCTTGTCGGGGTATTAGTAGGAGTCTCGGTTCTTGTCGGAGTTTGCGTCCCTCCAGGTGTTTTAGTATTAGTGGCGGTTTGGGTATTAGTTGGGGTAGATGTTTTAGTTGGGGTAGATGTTTTAGTTGGAGTTTTAGTTTGTGTTAGTGTCTTTGTTTGCGTTGGCGTTTCAGTTCTAGTTGCGGTATTAGTTGGCGTTTCAGTTCTAGTTGCGGTATTAGTTGGCGTTTCAGTTCTAGTTGGTGTTTGAGTACCAGCCGGAGTTTTTGTATTAGTTGGGGTTTGTGTATTAGTAACAGTATTTGTTGGTGTCTGTGTTGATGTTCTTGTTGGTGTTTTTGTTTGGGTATTAGTCGGTGTCTCGGTTTTAGTTGGTGTATTAGTTGGAGTCTGAGTTCTTGTATTAGTTGGAGTCTGAGTTGAGGTTTTTGTATTTGTTGGGGTTTGAGTATTAGTAGGAGTCTCGGTTCTTGTCGGGGTATTAGTTGGGGTTTCGGTTCTTGTCGGAGTTTGCGTCCCTCCAGGTGTTTTAGTATTAGTGGCGGTTTGGGTATTAGTTGGGGTTTCAGTTCTAGTTTGAGTATTAGTTGGTGTCTCGGTTCGAGTAGGCGTAGAAGTTTTAGTTGGTGTTTTAGTGTTTGTTGGTGTTTTAGTGTTTGTTGGAGTTTCTGTTCTAGTTTGGGTGTTAGTTGGAGTTTCTGTTCTTGTCGGAGTTTGAGTACCACCGGGTGTTTTAGTGTTTGTTGGAGTTTTAGTATTTGTAGGGGTCTCGGTTCTTGTTGGTGATGGAGTCTTCGTTGGTGTTTTGGTATTTGTAGGAGTATTAGTTGAGGTTTTAGTATTGGTAGGAGTTTGGGTACTTGTTCTTGTTGGTGTGGACGTTTCTCCAGGTGTTTTAGTTGGGGTTTTGGTTTGAGTATTAGTTGGGGTTTCGGTTCTTGTCGGGGTATTAGTTGGGGTTTCGGTTCTTGTCGGGGTGTTAGTTCTTGTCGATGTTTTAGTTTGAGTAGGACTATTTGTATTTGTTGGGGTATTAGTTTTGGTCGGAGTATTAGTTGGGGTTTCAGTTCTAGTTTGGGTGTTAGTTGGAGTTTCTGTTCTTGTCGGAGTTTGAGTACCACCGGGTGTTTTAGTGTTTGTTGGAGTTTTAGTATTTGTAGGGGTCTCGGTTCTTGTTGAGGTACTAGTTTTGGTTGGTGTTTTGGTGTTTGTAGGAGTTTGAGTATTAGTTCTAGTTGGCGTTTTTGTTTGAGTTGGTGTTTTTGTTTGAGTTGGTGTTGTAGTATTTGTTGGTGTTTCTGTCCTTGTTGGAGTTTGAGTACCAAAAGGTGTTTTAGTATTAGTGGCGGTTTGGGTATTAGTTCTAGTTGGTGTTGGAGTTTGAGTATTAGTTCTAGTTGGTGTTTTAGTATTCGTTGGAGTTTTAGTATTAGTTCGTGTTTGAGTATTGGTTGGGGTTTCAGTTCTTGTTGAAGTTGCGGTTCCCCCAGGAGTTTTAGTATTAGTTGGAGTTTGGGTGTTAGTTCTTGTTGGGGTTTTGGTTTGAGTATTAGTAGGAGTTTGTGTTTTAGTTGGCGTATTAGTTCTAGTTTGAGTTTTTGTTTGAGTGTTTGTAGGCGTATTAGTTGGGGTTCCAGTTTTTGTTGGCGTTTCCGTTCTTGTTGGAGTTTGAGTACCAAAAGGTGTTTTGGTGGAAGTTTTAGTTTGGGTTGGTGTTTGGGTATTGGTTTTGGTCTGTGTTGGTGTTTGGGTATTGGTTTTGGTCTGTGTTGGTGTTTTGGTGGAAGTTTTAGTTTGGGTTGGGGTTTGTGTATTAGTTCTTGTTGGGGTTTTAGTCCCTATTGGGGTTCTTGTTTGTGTTTTCGTCGGAGTGTTAGAAGGAGTTTCTGTTCTTGTAGGTGTATTAGTTGGGGTTTGAGTTCTTGTAGGTGTATTAGTTGGGGTTTGAGTTCTTGTTGGGGTGTTAGTTCTAGTCTGAGTTCTAGTCTGAGTTCTTGTTGGGGTGTTGGATGGAGTTTCTGTTCTTGTCGGAGTTTCTGTTCTTGTTGGTGTTTTAGTTGAGATTGGAGTCCTTGTCTGAGTTCTTGTGGGTGTTGGGGTTCTAGGTTGGGTTTTTGTAGCAGTATAAGTTGGGGTTTGTGTATTTGTTGGATTTGGAGTTCTCGTCTGACTTCTTGTAGGGGTTGGAGTTCTTGAAGATGGGGTATTACTTGGAGTTGCATTTGGCGTTGGTGGTGGCTCACCTGGCAATAAAGCCCCAGGTTTATTGGGTTTTACAAGAATACAGTTAACTATCTCACAAAAACTATAAGCCATTTACTTAATAAGTTTTAATTATTTCCAAATTCTTTAAGTAATGTGTATGTGAAAGTTTTTAATCCTGACTTTTTACATTTACCAAGTAATTGTGCAAACTCTTCTGAGTTGTTTAAAACCTGACAACCTGCAGACCACTTATCAATGTATTTACTAACACCTTTTGGATTTGCTCTGTGAATATTAATGCCAAAAAGTCCTGTATCAGTAACCGCAGTTTCCTCAGCGATACTGTCTTTGTCTTTATCTCTGAATACTGTAATTGATTTACATTGCACTAAAGCTTCATACTTTCCTTGGTGCATTCCCACTTTCCAAGAATCAACCCATTGTCCTGGCTTGAGAAGTGCAGTCCCTTTTGGGTTCATTAGGTTTTTGAGCCAGTGTGTTCCAGGGTTAGTTGTTGCAGTATACCAAGATACTTTTTCACCTTCTACAACACCAACAAGGTCATCAAATTCATTTGGGATGTTTGCAAAGGAACGAATTCCAACTAACATAAATGGATACCAAGTGTATCCGAGTTCAGCAAACTTTGTTTTAAGTTCATCAACAGTATATCTTTTCATAATTTAATTTTATTTATAAATACTAAATAAATAAAAAAAGGAGACCTAAGTCTCCTTTTAATATTAATAATTTATTTCTTTAATTAACAGAAATCTTTTTAATTTCTACCGTTCCATCAGAGTAATGAATGTGAATTACATTAAGTCCCTTTTCGAGTATTGCTTCGTCAATACTACCGTACCTAATTGGTTTTTCATATAAATTACTAAACTGTCTAACTTCAACAAATTTAACTTCAGGTGCGTCAATAACCTCTTCATTGTTAACCGCAGTCGCAAGTCTTGTTACAGTACATTCAACTTGGTTATTTGCTAGGTTTTCATCACCCGCACCACCATTTACGGTTAGAATTCTTATTCTGAAAGTGTTTGTTGAGCCAAGTGGTAAAGCACAAGTGTTCGCACTAAAACATACCGCTGCTGATAAATAAGATACACTTACTCTATTAGTTGGTATGCCTCCACCCGGTAGATAAATCCACTGACCTGGAAGTAATGGTCCTTGCCAAGAACCTGGAAAACTCCCATTTGGGGGTGTGGGCCAAGTTCTAGGTGCTTCAGGAATATTCACCCACATTCTGTCCCAAGTAAATGATGTAATTGGAACTGTACCTGTATTTGTAACTTTCCACTGAAAAGTAACTGTGTTTTGAGTTGATGAAATTGTTGCAGTTGGTGTTGACGGGATAGTCAGAGCAACTGATAAGTCACCACCTGATACAACAGGTTGAGTAACATTGAAACTTGTTTGTCTTGTATTATCATTTGTATTAGTTTCAGATATAGTACCCATATAATTAACTCTACTTATAATATATCTGAGTCCTGTAATGTTACCAACATTATAAGTTATTGTTTCAACGTCAGTTGCAACTCCACCACCAAGATTACCACTTGTTGTTCCAATAACAATATCATCAGAGTCACCCCAAGTTGTGTTGGTTGATAATCTGTGTTGTGTCATTACATTAACCGATGGATATGTAGGATTTTGTGTTGCAACATTTGCAGTAATTGTAATATTAGAACCTACTGTAACCGCCGCAGGACTTACAGTTAAAGTATTAATTACAAAGTTATGAATAAGTGTAGGAGGTGGTGGAGGTGGAGTTACACCACCTGGATTTGGTGTTGCAATAATAGCGTCTTTCAAATTAATTCTACCATAACCAAGTTCATTACTTCTTGTTGATAACGGCCATCCACTAACATTTGAGTAAGTATAACCACCGACTTTTTGAGCCGTTTGAGCAAGTATTTGTAAAACTTGGTCATCGGTTAATTCCCAATTCTTGTAGAACACAAAAGCGGCCGCTGCCGCAGTAATAGGACAAGAGAATGAAGTACCATTTATTGAAGTATAGTCACCTGAGTTATAACCCGCAGTACCCAATCTATCAGTAGTTCTAATACCAACGCCTGGCGCCGATATATCACAAATTTGACCGAAGTTAGAAAAACTTGCTCTAACATCTGATTGTGATGTAGCTCCAATTCCCCATACAGCACTGTATTGTGCGGGATATTGATTTGCGGTTCCTGAAAACCCATTTCCCGATGATGCAACCACAACCATACCTTTTCCACCTCTTGCGGTGGTTCTAGCCGCGTTAAAAGCCGCTTCAAGTGCCGCCGAATATGATGAACCGCCATATGACATCGCAATTGCGACACAGGTCGGATTAGCCATTGCCGCATTTACACCATTAATCTGAATTACGTCCGAGGTTCCAAAACTTCCTCCCGCATAAACTTGTGACATAATATTCACCGGCATAACTTTAACTTTGTTGTTACCAACACTACTAACACCAATTCCATTGTTTGTTACCGCGGCAATTGTACCAGAACAAGTTGTTCCGTGTTTATCCTCAGCATTAACATAAGGAATATTTGTGGTACTATTAACAGCATTGAATGGGCTATTTGTGTTACCAACCAAGTCAGGAATAGTCAAATCTAACCCTCCATCAAACATTGCAACACTTACAAATGGATTATTTGCCGGTACTAAATCCCAAGCTTCATCAGCATCTATATCAGCATCTGAAGTTTGACGCAAGTGCCAGCATTGATTAAATTCCACATCATTTGGAATGTAATCCAATTGCATTTGTCTTGCTTCGTCTTTGTAAAGATTTTGAACGAAACTTAAACTTTTGTTTCGATTAATAAATTCGTCTTGGTTTACACCATTAGGAATCAGAATAACATACCATCCAAGTTGGTCGAACTCGACAACAACTTTTGTATCACCTTGGTTAAAGTGATTTTTTGCTTGTAGTTCCATTCCTTTTTTTGGAACCACAATAATTTGTCTATCTATATTTTTGGATAGGTCATACTGACTATATCCTAAAATAAACGAGAGACAAAATGAAAGTAATAAAACGATTTTTTTCATTTTTTATTGGTTTAATTGTTTATTATCATTTGACCTTGTAATTGTTGTAGTCAGACGATTTCGGCTCTTCATTTTTGAAGAAATATTTTTCTTTCTTATTTCCATAAGTTATTATTTTTGTGAAGGAATCAGGCACAGTTGCCCCTGTAGATAATACTTTTGAATTTTTACTATAATTCATCCTGATTTGAACTGAGACTGTGTTAGTTTTTGCTATTTCTCTCTCGTGAGCTTCAAGAAGTCTCCATGTACCCCGATTTAGTTTCTCATGTTGGAGTGTGCAATTAAGATAGGAGAAACTTTGTTTTAGATTTTCTTTGTTGCAGTTAAAGTCAGCAGCTGGTGCCAAATGACCTTTGTCGTACACATTATTTTCGTAGTCTTCATTTGTCGAGGTGACAATTCCTTTAACAGGATAAAAATCAAGACCTTTGCGAGATATTGTACCATCAGTACATAATACCTTATATTCAACCCATTTTGGTTGTTGCAACTTTTCAGAATATACTACATCAAATATAGGTGTCGTTACAAAAACAGAATCCCTAAGTTGTGCGAGTGATAATAAAGGTAAAAAAAATAAAATAAATAAAACGTAACGCATTATAAACACATTTGTTTATAAATACTACTTAGTTGGTTTAACAAACCTCTGTACTGAGTAATTTCTGCCGTCAGAATATACTATTTTGTCTACATAAAATTCATATAAAATGGTTCTTCCCTCATCATAGATAAAAAGCTCGCCATATACTTTAGTTCCTTCTGAATTTACAAAATTGTAATTTCCTTCTTTAATCTTTTCGTTCTTATCAATTTTTAAACAGAAAAAATCTCCGATAAAATATCTCTCATCGTGAGTAGAATTGAAGACGCTAACTAAATTACTTTTTCTCCATGATTTAACAATTCCGTAAACCCCGTCTTGGGAAAATGTAACAAATGGAATAAGTAAAAATAATAATAGAATAATTTTTTTCATTTTTCAGTCATTTAAAGATGACTTGAGAATAGAAAAATAATTGCCAAGATATTCCCCATGAATTTCTGTTTGGGTTTCGTGTGTTTTTTTAAAATCTGATAATACCATACTCATCTCATCCCAATTTTTTTCTGAAACTGGTCTGAACTTAACTCTCTTTTTTGTCGTCGTAGAAATCATTTAAGAAGATAATATTTTTGCTTTCTTTGTCTACTACACAAGTTGTTATTGGACTATCAATCCTATACATATAAATATCTTCTTTTACCGTTTCACCACCATTCATTACCTGAAAATTATTAAAATCTTCAGGTAATGAATTAATCCATTCTTTGAGTTCTAAGAAAGTCATTAATTTAAATAATAAGTTATACCTTTACTCCAGTAATCCCCAAACTCTTTATAAGAACTTAGTTCAACTTCATTATACATAAGGTCTGTGATAATCTCAACTCTCTCTCCAATTTCTGTTACAATTGGGACCAAAAGAGCCGGGTCAAAATCTTTTTCAAGTTCAATTTCATAGAAATAAAACTGACCTTTAATGTAGTCTTCAACTATTAAAACTTGGTCGGTTTCAAACTTAAATTCCATTTGAGCATCATCAAACTCGTGATTATTGGGTGATTCCCAAATCATATTTTCATTCTCATCATATACCGTGATGTAATAATTTTCAGGGTGATTATAGGGACCGATAAAAATATCATCGGAGTCTGTTACAAAATCAATTCCCAAAATTTCGGCAATTTCTGTTGATTCAAGTTTATCCTCTTCAACCCTTCCTTCAATTAATCTAACTCTTTTGTCAGTATTAACTCTGTGGATATAGCATTCGGCTCCTCTTCCACCTACAATAATCTTATACTTCTTCATTTAATAATTCGCATGTTGGTTGCGCAAATCGGGAGACGCAGTACTGGAATAGCTGAATAACCTGATGGAGCGGTATCACTATCGACACGCTGCATAACTTCATAATATCCGTCAAGTGGTTTTACTGTTGTGATGTTTTCCAAGTTATAAAGGACAACTCCTCCTTCATTAACTTCGATTGTTTTTTCTGTTGTGTTAAAAATTAGTGTTTGCATTAAAATGTATTTTTACAAATATATATCAGGGAATTAGTATTGTCAAATGTTTTTACCTAACAACAGTAACGTGTCCAAAAATTATTTCAGGTTCATTGTCAATTCCTTTCCAAGTAACTTTGTATTCATAAACATCATTTTGAACATAATAGTCACCACCTCTAAAATTTCCAATCCATTGTCCTTTGGGGTCAACCGATTTAAATACAAGCTCACCCCATCTATCGAATACAAGAACCTCAATACTTTCCCATCCCATTCCTTGAGGAAACCAAGTATCATTAAACCCATCAGCATTTGGAGTAAATGCGTTTGGAATATAGATTGAGGAGCATTCACCTATATGGACTTTAAATTCCATTGGCTCTGACCTACAATCCCCACTTTTACCGTAAACTTTTATGATATGAACACCAGGTGAATAGGTTTCCCAATTAACCGTTAAAGTTTGTCCAAAATGGTAAACACCATCAACATACCAATAAAATGTTGTATTTGGTGTGTCAGACTGTATTGAATAGGTATATTCTTTTTTGGACTCCTCTTCACAAATGTCTATTTCTTGTTGCTGTCCAAGCATAATCATAACTAAAAACAACAACAGAATTGTTTTTATGTTTTTCATTCTTAGTCATGGGAAATATTGTCTAAAACAGGAATTGGGTAGACGGTCATATCAGCTGTCGCAGTAAATGTACATCCCGCCTCAGTTATGGTGTAAGTCACCGTTTCTGTTCCTGCCGTTTGTGGGCAATATTGACCATTAACAATGTTTGGTCCTGAGAATACACCACCAGCTGGTGTTGCAACCAAATCTTCGCAAGGGTCACCTTCACAAAATACAAGTGGAGTAACCACAGGGTTGATTTCAAGAATAAACACATTCATTGTGATTGGAGGTCCGTCACAACCAGCGGGTGTTGTCGCATAAACACTAACCGCATCTACAATAGGACCACCAGCAGGAGCCGCCGACCAATCAACAGTTATTTCATTTGTTCCTTGTCCTGATGTTAAAACGCCAGGAGCTGAAACTGACCACACATAAGTGTAGTTTGGGGTATTTGCTACCTGATAAGTTGCAAAAGGGTCATTTATACAAACTGTATCAGGATTGATTGTTGTAAATTGAGCAAAAAGTGTTATGGGCAGAACCACCAATAACAGCAGAATAAGTTTTTTCATGTTTAAAGTAGTTAGAGTTTATTCTACTATAAATATCTTGAAAAAGACTAATCGTGACTTATAATACCAGGAATTATTGGGATTTCATAGACTTCAACTTCACAATTTGCGATATCTGTACAGTTTGTACCCACAACATGTGCAGTCATTGTTACATTATAAACACCGGAAGAAATATAGGTATGTGATGGAGAATATAAATTTGAAGTTTGCCCGTCATCAAAGTCCCATAAATATGTGGTTTCATAACCCTGAATTGGTGGTGTTAAATTTATGAAATTATTAACATTTGGGAAACATATATCTTCGCATTGAATACTCGATAACAACGGTATTGGGTTAAGAACTATTTGAAGGTCTAAAACACATCCTGTTACTGTGGTTACGGTTAATGTTAAATTGGTATAAACATTTGATGGTATAGTTATTACTCTTTCGGTGTCTCCTGTCGGACTCCAAGAATATGTTGCGAAACCTTCAGGTCCCTCAATTAATGTTGAGTCACTCGCTTGACAGTAATAAACTTTCGTTTCAATCGGACCACAAGATATGGCATCGATGTAAGCATAACCATAGTGAGCTCCCAAATCACAATCACCTGTTTCAAATTCCAAAGTAACACTCTGACCTATATAACCTGATAAGTCCAAAGAAATTACTCTCCAATCACTATAAGCAACAGGAGTTGGGTTACCAGGTATTGTACAATAATTAAACCCTGGTAGGTTCGGCCCTGCTGTTACAACATATTCCGTACAAGGTATAACAGTACCATTGGCAAGTCGTACCCTTGATTGAAACCTTGGTTGGTCACCATCACTATGTCCTGGGTCTTGTAATACAACCGCATAAGCGTATTGTATCAAAGTGGTCGCAGGACTTACTGTAAATGTATAATATAAACCTTCGGCCCTTGCGTTGTTTTGGTTGTTACCTAATCTTGCCGAAAAGTTACCTTCATAAACCGTATTTAATCCACCACAAGTATTGGGGTCAAGTCCCGCGCTTACAATTGTTTGTCTGCCGGGGAATATTCCTGGAAGTGGTAAGTTAATCGGACAACAAGTTCCTCTTCTTCCCGTCCAATTTGTAAAGGTACCAAATTCAAAATTAGCATTTGGACATTGGGCAATGGAAATTAACCCACATAATGTGAGTATTATTAAGACAATAATATTCTTAAATCTCTGAGCCAATTCTAAATTTTTCTTCAGGGGTTAGGAGACCCTTTCCAAATTTTTCTTTTCTATCCCAGTATCTTTCTTTAACATGATGATGAATCGGTCTGGGTTTCCCGTCCTCATCAATTCTAACAAAAACAATTTTTGTTTGAGTTACAATGTCTTGCTCACCTGTATAAACATTGTGTTTTCTAACTTCGATATAAAGTGTGACAGAGGTGTTACCGAATGAAACAACTTCACCATAGACTTTTAAAATGTTTCCAACCTTCACCGCTCGTTTAAATAACAACTCGTCAATTTTAAGTGTTACAATCTTTTGGGTGTCGCATATTTGTGAGGCGTATGAAGCCGCGGCATCATCAATAAGTCCGAGTATTAAACCTCCGAACATATTTCCGTGAACACCCTCGTCACCTTTCTTGCAAATGTATGTTGTTATTAATTCCATTTTAGTTATTAAACTGACCGATGTTCATCAGATAATTTATATAATCTCTTTTGGATGCGAGTTTTTGAAGGCTCTGATTAACTTGAATGATGTAATCATCCGTGTTCATTCTTCCTTTTCTAAATCTTTCCGTAATTAATTCAATTCTTTTAATTGACTCTTGTTTGTCAACATAACTAACAGTTCCAGTATTATTTTCCATTGTATTACTTATTTTCATCATTAAATTCTTCATCGTCAAGTCCATCCATTAATGTATTATCCCAATCTTCAATATCATCTGTATGTTCATATGCCCCATCTGGTCCAATCTGAAAATCATCTGATACATAAGGTTCAATATTTTCTTCGGCACATTCCTCTGCCATTTTCATCGCATAGTCTTTTTTTCTTGCGAATGGTTTCTCGGGACATAGTTCTTCTTTTCCTCTATAAACCGCCCACCACCATTGTTGCTCCTCCATCTTTTCAACTCGGAGCCTCATATCACGATACTTGGCAACATAATCGTCCTCGTCAATTTGTTCCCACTTATGTTTTAAATCTTCCATCATATATTATTCGTAACTTTCTATTTTTTTAATTTCTACTACTATTTTCTCACCATCAACAAACAAAGGAATACTAATTAAATCATCAATTGGGTGATACATTTTAGGAAATTGTTTAATTTCATATTCTCGTTTTATTTCTGGAGAACCTCCAATTGTTTCCCACATTTGAAGTCCTTCTTGAATCTTTGTTGCAATTCTTTCTACTTGTTTTGATTTATTCATAACTTTCTATTGTTTTATCGTTGTATGTTATTGTGATTAGTTTGGTTGGGATATTTGCGTCATCCATAACTTTATTATGACCATCAGGATAGTGTAACATTTTACTTTGTGCTTCTAATTTCTTTCTTAATTCTAAATTTTTGTAAGCAATTCTAAACCTTTCATCGTGACTCAACTCTCGTTCTTCAATCTTTAATCCCCACTTTTCAGAGAACTCTGTATCGGTTTTACATTTGTTGATGAATTCTTCTTGTGATAATTTCAAATCCGGTGAATATTCAGAGTCATTTAGTTTTTTGTGTCCAAAAGCTTCTCCTTTATAGTATTTGTTCTCATATGATTTATAAGCATTACCTACTAGTTCTTGTTGTTCTTTACTCATAACTTATATTTTTTTCCACTTATTATCTGAATCCAATTCAAATGTTCCAATGTGGTTTTCTTTCCACTCGGTTGGTTTGATTAATGATAAGAAATATTCTCCACTTTTTCTACGATACAAATAATATTCTTGTCCAATAATTGGTTGAAAATTATATGTTGCATTATACACAATACTATTCCACTCAAATTCCTGAAGTAGTTTTTCATATTGTTCTTTTATCTCCTCGTATTTTCTGTTGAAGTAATGATTGGTTTTTAAAATCTTTTCATTCTTCCAAGTTGATACATTGTCAGGTGTTATGACTGGTGCTCCAATGTTTGTCGCATATGGAAGAAGGTGAGCATAATAACCACGCTCTTCACTCCATACAACATTGTCGGGATATTTCTTTTTTGGTTGTTCGTAACTCATTACACTTGGTAGGTCAGAATAATTACACCACAGGTCATTTTCCATCATAGTGGATTAATTGGATAACGGCATTTTAATTGTTGGGTGGCTTTGGTAATTCTCCAAAATAATATCATCCAAAGTATATTCCGAAATATCATTAACAACTCTGTCAGATATCTTTACTGTTGGTAGTGGATATGGTTCTCTCGTTAATTGTTCTTTAACACCATCAATTTGATTGAGGTATATATGACAATCACCTAAACTACAAATAACCTCATCAGGAACCATGTTGACTTGTTTTGCCAACATCATAAGTAACAAAGAATATGAGCTGACGTTATACGGCCAGCCAAGTGCCGAATCGACACTGCGTTGGACCCACATCAAAGAGATTGCTCTGGTTGGAATATTTAATTTTTCACATTGTTCTATCCAACCTTCTTCACTTTGGTTTCCTAAAAATGTATTCAATATTGGTAATACTTTTTTAGCAATAACTTTTCTTTCCTCTAAACTCAACTCTCTTGTATAAACTTGAAATCCATAATGACAAGGTGGAAGTACCATACTACCACTTTCAACATCCGACACATTCCAGGCCGAAACAA